ATCATGGCAACGACAGTACAAAGCGTAATTGATCGGGTACAGACAGTACTCCAAGACACCACCGGAGTCAGATGGCCAGTGGTTGCCGAACTTGTCTTGTGGATTAATGATGCGCAACGTGAAATTGCTCTACTGAAGCCCGACGCTTCGGCTATTAACGAGACAATCACACTGGCTGCTGGTACGAAGCAAGATATCCCATCAGCGGGCAACCGCCTTTTAAAGGTTGTGCGAAACATGTCTGCCGCTTCAAACGGCACAGGTAAGCGCGCTGTACGTCTTGTCGACGCGGAAGTGTTGAATGGTCAAACTCCTGACTGGCATGATCCCACGGTTAGTGGTGATGCCGCACACACCGATGTTGTGAAGCACTACATCTACGAGGAAAGCAACCCTAGAAACTTTTACGTGTACCCAGGTGTAAGCGGTAATGCGTACTTAGAGATTGTTTACAGCTCGAATCCGACCGCTGTCGCGCAGGCTGATAACTTATCGATCCCCGATATCTTCGCCAACGCTGTTTTGAACTACGTGTTGTACATGGCCTACATGAAGGACGCTGAGTATGCAGGCAACCAGCAGCGCGCTTCTAGCCACTTTCAGATTTTCACAGCATCTGTAACAGGTAAAGGCCAAATCGATGCGGTAACCAACCCGAATATGGAACGAAGAGCCCCTATGGGAGCATAAAAAATGGCGATTTCTTACGAGACGCTACTCCCTGAAATACTACCCATGGTTCCAGGATGCCCTGATACGCTGATTGAGAATAATATTCGATCAGCGGTTATAGAGCTGTGCGAACGTTCCAGCGCATACCAAGCTGAGCTTGACCCAATAACCACTGTAGCAAATATCTACGAGTATGACCTCGAGGCCCCAGCAGGCACGACGGTCCAGAAGATTCTGTGGGCGACTCACGCTGGCAAAGATATCGAACCACTTAGCTCATCGCTTTTAGAGCAGCGCCTTCCCAAATGGCGTGAAGGTAATGGCGTCCCTGAATACTACATTCAGCAGAGCCCTTCTCTAGTGTGGTTAGCCCCCGTACCTACTGTCACAAGCGTTTCAAGCACAATTATCCGAGCCGTCTTGAAGCCGACCCACACAAGCACGGCGTGCGACGACAGTGTAATGAACGATTACCGAGACACAATAATCAACGGCGCTCTGTTTAGACTCCTGCGGATTCCCAATAAAGATTGGTCTGATCTACAAGGTGCGAGCGTTTACGGCCAATTATTCAGCCAAGGTGTAGAAAACGCAGAGCGTAAGGCTCGAGGCGCAGACACAGGCGTAGCCAGGAAGGTTCGATATGGTGGAAGTTCAGGCGCATGGCGCACAAGACGTAACAGATATGGCAAGGGCGGTTAGCGACCCTATTGCAACGGACATCACCTGCAATGCGCAGTGGGTGCTCCCCGCAATACAAGAAATTCTAGACGCTAATCTTATGCTGACATTTACACCAGGTGATGTGTACGCAGCATGCGAGTCTGGAGCAGCTACGTTATGGACGACAGAACATGGTTTTGTTGTGACAACGGGTGAAACAGACACATTTACTGGGGAAAGAACAATGTTGATCTGGCTGGCTTGGGCCTACAAACAAGGCATGAATCTAGTAGCCAAGCACCAGGAATTTTTTGCTGAGCAAGCAAGACAACAAGGTTTTGTAAAAATGGAAGTCAGGTCAGCAGTCCCCGAGCTGAAAGACTACATACTTTCACAAGGCTGGGAATTAGACACCATTGTTTATACGAGAGAAGTGTAATGGGAAGCAAACCAAAAGAAAAAGATTATCAACCATCAGCAGCCGAGAAAGCGTCAGCAGCTGTAGCTATGGCGGAGAACAAGTACTTCAAAGAGAAGTACGACCCGTTGCTGCAAAAGATGCGCGACGCATCTAAAACTGACGACTCAGCTGACGTTCTAAGAGGTCGCGCCAACGCAGATACTATGCAGACTCTAGCGGGTTCCGCGAGCTATGACCGCGCCGCGTCTGGCGCGTCTGGCGGAGCTGAAGCTCAGGCTTATCAGGCTCAGCTAGCGCAAGCAGACAAAACTGGTTTGCAGATCAAGAACAACATGCAGCTTGGCGTGTTAGGGACAGCACGAGGCCAAGCGGCAGACGCTCAAACGGGCATGGGTGCCGCTGGAAATATGGGCGCATCACGAGTATTAACTCAGGCCAAGGCGAAACAAACAAAACGCGAAGCGAGAACCGCAGCCCTCGGACAGGTAGCTACTTCTCTGATAATGCAGGGCGCTAAGAATATGCAAACTGGTGGCGAAGTTAAGATGCAGGCCGATAAGAAAACCCCAATGAAAGACGCAAACGGGAACGTCATGCGAACCGAGAAAGGTTCGTTCTTCACCCCGCGCGATGCTGACGGTAACAAGGTACAGGGCTTCGGTAGTCGTCTCAGCCACACAGATTTTATGAACACGAGTCCTTTTTAAGGGTATAGCCGCTATGGATCAAATGATTAAATACAACGAGCGCGAAGCAGGGCTAGCCATGCGGCCACAAATCCCGACTGGTAGAAAAAGAATACCTGGCGTAAGCGGCGGGGGTTTTGAAGGCGTTGGGGCCATTGGACCCGCCGGAACCGCATTACCTGTTGGAGGGCCTGGGATAGCAGCCGGAGCTAATAATTACGGGGACTACGTCAGCAACCTGCCAAGCGTGAGTGATCCAGACGCAACGTACGCTGCTATTACTCGTAACGACTATCTTGATTACGTAAAGAACTACCGAGAATTTGAAGAAGAACTCTTAGAACGTGCGCAAAACGATACGTCCCTTATTGACCAGGCACGCGAAAATTCCACAAATGCGCAAGGGTTAATGTCTGGAATTGCAGACCGTAATGCGGGTCGCTACGGGGTAAACCTGACGCCTGCCCAGCGCCAAGAGCAAACTCGCGGCTTGGCTCGCGCGAACAACTTAGGCCAGGCTCAGTCAGTTAATGATGCTCGTATAGCTCAGAAAGAATTGAATCAGGCAGCTATTGGCGACCTAATTAATATTGGTCAAGGCGTCAACCGTTCCTCGTTGGGTCAGATGCAAAGCGCCGCTCAAAATGCGACCCAGCGTAAGAACGCCTACGATCAAGCTAAAGCAGCATCTAAAGCACAAACATACAGCACAATAGGTGGCCTTGCTTCAGCGGCTATCTTCGCGTTCGCATTTTAAGGTAACAGACTATGTCTCTTCTAGAAGGCTCATTAGCAGCATTACAAACAGGCCAGCAAACGTTCGCGAATCAATACGATAAAAATCGGCAGCGCGAGTCTTTAAAAATTGCCCGTGAGCAGCAAGACAACGCCAACGCAGACGCCTCCCGTATAGCGCGAAAGGATCAAGCACGATCTTTGGTTGGCAACATAAATGCGGCGATTGGCGTGGGCAACGAGTGGAATAAGACAGACGGATTAGCGTTACTCGAACAGCGCCCAGATATCGCTATTAGCATGTTTAATGGTGCTGATAGTGAAGAATACCGCAAGTTCACGAATGAAAAAGGTGAGACCGTAGGAGCTACTGTGGTATCGGTTCGGAAGAACGAAGACGGCTCCTACACACCAATGGTTGAGCGGTTTGACACTAAAGCGATAGTCCCCATGACTACTGGACGAAGCGCCGAAAACACCGACGTAGTAAAGCTCTCTCCAGAAGATGTTCAGAACACATTAAACGCACGTTACCAAGCGGCGATCACTGATGGCGGTTTAGAAAACACAAGCAGTTTTCTAGCTGTTGGATCGAGCATACAAGCAGTAAAGGCTAGAGAGGCAACACTAAAGCTGGCAGTTGAAAAAATCCAGAACCAAGACGAGCGTGCTCTGTTTTATCAGCAGGTGAATAGCATTGATATTGAAGAAGAAGGTGCGCTCGATGCACTCTTGGATATCTATAAAAGTGTTGGCGGAGATCCTGAAGCGCTAAAAACTGAAGGCCAGCAAAGAGCAGATGATTTGTTCTACGAAAAGGTCGAAGCCGAAGGTGGTTACCCTGACGGGTCACTCGCACAGAGACTTTTTGAAAACGGTGTGACTAGAGAGAAGTGGAATGCGCTTCCTCCCGAAGAGCAACAAAGGGTTGCTGATGGATTAGGCGACGGTCAGGCTATAGAAAACATGTGGGACAAGACTGTTGGCAAGTCAGCAGCAGGAGCGACGGACATCGTTATGAGCCCATTTGAAGCTGGGTCAGCGATTTGGGACGACTTTAAAAATAGTTTAGTTGGGCGAAAACTAGGTCTTTCTGAGCTTACGGATATACCAGAAAGCAACACAGACTATTCGTCAGGGACCCCCTACGTAAGCAGAGAGGCAAGCGACGCTAATGCGCGAGAGATAAAAGCCTCAAGCAGTCCTATTACGGTTAACCGTGTGGATGCCATGTTCAACGGTACTCCTTCGAATACAGGGCCTGGCCGTGTGCCCAAAGGGACAAATGTTCAAGGCGCAGCCCCAACCCCAGCAGACCCAGTTATTAGCCCGCCCCCATTCGAGTTGACAGCCAGCAATGTTCGCGAAGCTATTATGTCGAAAACTTCTGATCCAACAGACGAACAGAAAGCTCAAATAAAGAACCTCTTAAAAGCTAAGGGGATTGATACTGATGCTCAGCTTGAAGAGGCAATCAAAGCTAAGGAATTAAATCGCGAGCAAGGTCTTATGCTCGGCTGGGTGTTAGGTGCTACCGCTGAAGGCGACACTAATGTAAAAGCTGGTATTGCTCAAGGAATTGCAAATCTAATCGACCGTGGTGATCAAGAAGTAGGTGTATTGCAGCAAGAACAAATTAATTCAGCTAGGTCACAAGCTGCTACTGCAGCTGCAGCTTACCAGCTTGAGTTCGCTAAGTATGACGGCACTCAAGCAGAGGCTATAGCTAAGGAGGGCGCGGCGGCCCTTTTGAAAATGCAGGTGGACTTGGGCTTGATGGATAAGGAAGGCAATCCCACCGCCAATGATTTTGAAGCGGACGCCGATGATGCACTAATAATAGCTCGGCGCATTCCAGGTTTTATAGCTAGGCTCAAGAGGACAAAAGGCCCACAAGAGGCACAAGCTGGCATGCTCGCGCTAAACGGCATGCTAGGTTTGTATCTCCAGTCGAAGGCGGCATCTGATCCAAACGGTACGTTTTCCGGTGAGAATTGGAAAGATATTTTCAGGCAAGAACCTAATGGCACAATAAATTTTGATACAAACAACGTTCGCGTAGCCGAAAGAAATAGGGCAGGAAAAATTACAAAGATTGCCTATGTCCGAGACGGCGTCTTGAGCCAAGCCGTTACAGTGAGTGATTTAACAGGCGACGAAGCAAACGTAGCTGGTTTATTAATTACCGCTGCGGAGCAGAACTCTAAGAATGGTAAAACCACCTCTGATTAAAAGGTAATAGCGTGTCGAATCTTGGAGTTCGTAACAACAACTGGTTAAACATACGCTACAACCCCGCTAACGATTGGGTTGGGCAGACTGGCGGCGATGATAATAACTATGCAAAGTTCGATGACCCAGTAAGTGGGCTTCGGGCAGCTGACATTGTTCTCAAGAACTATGGTTCTAAACATGGCATCGATAACCTTAACGATGCTATTTATAGGTTCGCACCGCCCGAGGATAATAACCCCACTCCGGCCTATGCTAAGTTCGTAGCAGACAAAATGGGCATCAATCCAGATGACAAGATTGATCTAGCTGACCCTGATACCCGAGAAAAAATGATTGCAGCAATGGTGCAATTTGAAACTCCAGACGCTGCTAGCATGTACTCTCCCACCCTTCTAACTCAAGCAAGAGGTGGCTCGGCCAGTGACGGAGCTAAATCTTTTCAGAAAACAAATGCAAAACAAGACGCAGTAGCAGACTTCTTTGCCGCCCCAATGCCTGCTAACGCGCCGCAGCCCAGAAGGCCCGCGACTCCACAACCGACATCTTCTGATGCAGTGGCAGGATTTGTTTCCGACCTGGGCAAGGGTTCTGCCCTCACTCTGGGCATGGTTACGGATAATGCGACATATAACCAAAGCGTTGCACCTACAGGATTAGTAGAAACTTTTAAACGCGGCATGGCCGCAGGTGCTGAATCCATGTCAGCTGACATGAGCTATATGGGCGCGGCATTTAATGCATTAGTTGGCGACGATGAAGGTGTTGCAACCTCAATAGAAAACGCTCGAATAGCAGAAGAATTCGCAGCCTTACCTATGCAGGGCCTAGAGACTTTTGGAGAGTTCCTTGATGAACCTACTGTTGGCGGCGCATTAGAACAGGCAGCCTCGGGCACAGGTCAGCTGATGGCTAGTGTTGTATCTAGTATTACAGGGGCAGGTGTCGGCAGCATCGCTATGCTTTTGGGCAAAGAGGCGCTGCGAGGCGCAGGCCGACAAGCTGCTAAAAACATTATTAAAGATTCAGTGGAAGCGACCGCTAGAAAAGAAGCTACTCCTGACCAACAGGACATAGCGCAGGCAGCCTTTGAAGCGGCAAAAGAAGCTCACATAATCGCGCGAAACGGCGGGGTCAAAAAAAGTTTGAAACAAGGGGCGCTTCTAGGCGCAGGTGTTTCTGAATATGCCCCCATGACAGGAAGCAATGTCAGCGAAGCTCTGGAATCGGGCCTTGATATTGATAGAGTACAAGCCATCAGGGCGGGCTTTGTTGCGCTACCACAAGCGGCTATTGGTGTTTTTGGTGAGGCGGGATTAGTAAAGCTTCTTAGCAGAGAGGCCAGTCGGAAGTCTGCAGGCCCGAACTCTGTCATGGGGCGGTTAGCCGACGCTACTGGTAGAAATTTTGCAAAAGGTGCCGCGCTAGAAGGCACTGCAGAATTAGCGCAAGAAGAATTGGCAATCCGAAACCGTATGTCTATGGACGATACGTTTACTGAAGCAGACGCTAACTTACGACGTCTGAATGCGTTCTTTGTAGGTAGTGTTGGCGGTGGCGCATTAGCTGGAAGTGGCGCTGGAGCAATACAGGGCGCGCGTGAGTTAGCGGGCATAAAATCTGTCGACGTAGCTGCATCAGTCTCTGAAAAAGCTGCGGATATGTCTGACTCGATAAAAGAGTTTATGACTAGAGCCCGAGCTGCTCAAGATATTGCAGATGTAACCCCAGATCAAACTGCGCAGGAATCTGAGGCTGATATCAACGCTCAGATACTTGCTATGTTAAATCCTTCTAGCTCAAAAGAAGCTGTTTGGATTTCAGGCACTGAGCCCGACCCGCGTTACGCGAAGCGTACAACACCAAGAAAAATCGATATTAACGGGCAGACTGCTTACGCTGCTTTTGTGCCTGGCCGCGGCACAATAATTTCTACAGACATCGATGTAGTTAATAACGTAGTGAAAGGCGGCGCGACTGATGCCGTGCTGTCTGCTGCGCTTGGTTATAGCGCAACTAAGACTGGCGTGGAGACAGCAGTATTCCGTGTGTATGACGCGGATGGCGGCATAGTCTCTGAAGAAGCTGTGACTGTTGACCCCGAATCAGTGAAAGCAGCGCAAGCGGCTGCTGAAAAGATAAAGCCAGACGGCGGGCGTATTGAATTTATGTCTACCGAAGATGCCATGGCTGATCGAGCCCGTCGGGCTGGTCCTGACATACGCAACATGGAAGATGACTACGATGACCAGTCAGATGACCTTGAGACTGACCAGGATACAAACGAAGAAAGGTTTGATGGTGAGTTTGAACCTGAGACCAGGACTTATACTTTTCAGCAAGATGAAAAAACTGTCGACTCATATCAGGCTATCGAGGGCGACAACAATTTCGAAGGCGTAGAAGAAGCCCGAACAGAATACGCAGCTATGACTGGAGAAGACATCGACTTCAGCACGCCGTTCTACAAGCGTATGTCTGGCAGCATGTTGAGAAGAGCCGTTGCGCTGCAGAAAACTCTACCCGATGAAGTGGTAAATATAGCCATTAATACTGATGGTTCGTATCGAATCGAGATCCAGACAACGGAAGGCACTGAAAAGATCCGTTTCAGAGATGGTAAAGGTAACGATAGAGAAGTCTCTAAATCAGAGTGGATTAGCCTAGAGTTAAATAAGGCTAAAAGAAGTCAGCAAAAATTCCGTACGATTAACATCACAGCGCCTGGTTCTAACAAATCTCAACCAGCTAACCCTGTTGATCTTATGAATGCAGGTAAGAGATTAGTAGAGGCAGGCACTGGAACCTTTAGCGGTCAAGGACCTACCCAGTCAGCAAGACAGGGTCTTCTAGCTATGCTTGGCGAGTTACAGATGCAGGGCTATGAAGTAGACGTCCAAGGCGTACCTATCGCTGAAATCCTTGAAAACATAGCGGATCCAACCAAAGAACTAGATAAAAAAATAAGCCGAATTACAGTGGCTTTCGACGACGGCGGTAACGCTGTAAGTCTAGGTTATCTGTTAAAACCCTACGTTCCTGGTGCGTCGGGCATCGACACTAGTTCTCGTGAGGCCCAACAAGATGGCGACACACTAGAACCGTTTGAGATAGCTGAGAACACCGCTCGCACCGCTGACGGTATTCCTCTGACAGATTTAAACATCCAAGACCTGCGCAATGTAGATTCAGTGCAGAATCGTCCAGCAGGTAGCGCACCCTCGACTGGTCCAGCCAGAACAGCGAAACCTGCGGTTAGTATGGCATCAGGGGTTTCATTCCCATTTGGTAAAGTCAACGATTTAGTATCCACGCTTGCTAATCGCCTGTCTCGCGTTTTAAAGCTGAAGGTCCCAACCGCTGTTATTAGCATGAAGGGTGTAGATCAAAAGCTCCGCGAGACAATAGCTGGCTACCTCAACAAAAAGACCACTGCCCAAGCAAGAATCGCCCTGCGTAAATTGAACGGTGATAAGAAAACCAAACCTTTGGATTTGGGCGATCTTGAGGCCGTAGCTGCTTTTGTCAGAGATCTGCAGAAGGACGGCTTGTTTAACCCGAAGATGACTCAGCACATAGACAGCGTGTCAGATCAGTCTAGGTTGGCTTTCACCTTTTTGGAACGTGCTGCATTTGACTCATTAGGTAAGCTCGTCCCGAATCGAAAAGCAGGAGAAATCCTAGCGTCAAGTTTAGCTGGGCAGCTAGTGTCCAAGACGAACAAAGGCCGGTTCCTGGGATTTGAGGGCGGCAACGTCATCCTTGTTGGTGACTTACGAAATGTAAATGAAGCTGGCTTGGCAATGGTAGTCGCTCACGAATTTGGGCACGCGTTGTTCAAGGAAGAGATCGATGGCGTAATTGCAAACAAAGCGCTTTATAAGCGTCTCATAGCTGCGTTTAACCGCGATCGTAAGAAAGCTCGCGACGAAGGTAACCCAGTAAAGCAGTGGGAAGAAGTTGGTTTTGAGGAGTGGTATGCAGACCAAGTCGCTGCTTGGGTTAAGAAAGATATGCAGGCTGATAAGGCTGGCGCTAAGAACGCAGCTGATAGCCACTTCAAGAGCGTAGTCAAAAGATTCAAGAAACTCTGGCAAGAGTTAAGTAAAAAAGGTGGTTTACTTTTCCGTCGAATGGATAAGGTCAAGCCTTCGTTTGCTAAGTATAGGACGGGGTCACCGAAGCGCGCCAATCGAACCGCGAAACAGTAGCCGCCCCCATGTACAACGAAAGAGGTGAGGTCTTTGCCTCCTCTTCTGCCCTCGGCGCTATAAGAGTAGACGAACCTGCACCGGCACCTGAAGCAGAAGCAGTACCCGCACCTGAAGCAGAAGCAGAAGCTGATCAAGGTGGCGCAGGCAATACGCCGCCTCCACCACCCCCGCCAAACGAAGGTATGTCAGAACCTAATGAGCCATCGTGGGAGCAGAAAGCCGTTGTCGCAGCAATAAAGAACGAGATTAATATTCAGACCGGCGCAGCAGCAAGAGCAGCAAGCTGGAAGCGTTACTTCAACAATCTGAAAAGCGAGTTCCTAGCCAAGAACCCTAATGCTCTGAAGATCCTCGGTCTTATCTACGGGGCAGATTCTATTCTGCGTATCGCCGCGGGCGACGAAGTGGCTGATATGTTCTACGTGCGCTCTAACTCTAGATCAGGGCTAGGCTTCGTTCAGGCACGCGGGTTAGCTCGTGATAAATGGCGAGCAGAGCTATTCAAAGTCTTGGGTACTGACTGGACCACTCAAGAAGTTCAGGATGCATTAAAAGAGGCACAGGGTTCTACACCTACTGCGGAGTTGCAAAACCGAAAGGCCAAGCAGTTGCGTGAATATTTAGAACGTTTCCATCGCGAGTATATAGAGCCCTCCAATAGCGACATCGGGTTCCGCCCCGACTACTTCCCTGTTCTGCTTAACTTGCAGGAGGTTATGAATGACCCTGAAGCGTTTATACAACTAATCCTTGAGAACGACGACCAGGCAAATGAGAAGTCAGTTAGACGTACAGTTCGCAACCTCGTGAAGTACCAGAAGATAGTTGAGAGCGATAAGCAGCAAGATACAGACGAAGATGCGGAGCAAGAAGAATTAATATTCAGCCCAGCAGAAGCTGTCGAGGCTAAGATACAGCTAACCGCTAACGTTAGCCCTAGCGTGTTGCGGGATGCGATGTATATCCAAGAGCCTGAAGTCGCTTTGATGAGTTACCTCGACAACGTTACCAAGCGCGTTGAGTGGAACAAGGCTACTAGAAACAAAGACGGCAAAGACATGCTGGCCGCAGCGCTAAAAGACCTGCCGCCGCAGGAGCGCGAAAGAGCGGAAGCCGTGCTCAACGCCTACTTGGGGAACGTGACGCACCTGTCCCCGTTCTGGAGATCCGTCAACAGTTACGTGCAGGCGATCAACCTTGTAACCCTGCTCCCGTTTGCAGCTTTTGCATCAATACCAGATTTCGCTGGGTCAATTGTGCAGACCAAAGAGTTCAACGGATTCACGATGTTCGCAAAAGAAGTCGTGAGCCAGTACAAAGACAGAGAAGCTGCAAAGCGTTTCGCAAACGACATTGGGGTTGTTATGCCAGAAGCCGCAGCAAACGCCTGGATGTCACAAGCAGATAGCGACATGCTTGATCCTAAAGTACGGATGGCAACTGACAAATTCTTCTCATGGACTGGACTGTCATACCTTACAACTCTTTCCAGAGAGTTCGCGTCTGGTATGGCGAAGCGGTTTCTTATTGAGCACGCCAACAACCCTACAGAAAGATCAGAGCGGTATCTCCAGCAGCTAGGTGTAACTTATGATCAGGTACGACGATGGCAAGATAGCGGATTCTCGTTTGAAGGCGAAGACGGTGCGGCAGTAAAAGGGGCATTATCACGTTTTGTTGAGAGTTCCGTCTTACGCCCGAACGCTGCTGAAAGACCTGTATGGGCATCTGACCCGCGTTTTGCTGTTGTATGGCAGTTGAAGTCTTTCATCTATGCATTCAACAAAGTAATTCTCGAGGGCGTGGAGCGTGAGATCGGCCAACGTATCTTGAACGGCACTGGCATAACATCATCGATGGCACCACTGCTGCTCCTTACAATGGCGGCGTTTATGCCTCTAGCTGCTCTTGGTCTAGAGCTCAGAGAGTACGCTAAAGTTGGGTTGTCTTACGCTATCCCTGGTATCGACGGTAGCTTGAAGTATCTGCGCACTGACTCAATGGACTACGGAACTTACTTCGGTGAGATATTCCAAAGAGCTGGACTTGATGGCCCGCTAGCTTTGATCTCAATGGCGCAACGGTCAGGAGATTGGGGTGGATCTGCATTGGCGTCATTAGCAGGTCCAACCGCAGAACTTCTCGAGAAAACTGTGCGCGAGGGCCCTTTTGACGCAGCGTACAGCCGCGCGAACTCCCCCCAAGAAGTCGCTGGGACAATCCTTGGGATAGGCGCTATAGCGAGGACAATACTATGAGCATATTCACTTCCCTTCTCGGCCCCGTAGCAGATTTAGGCAAGACGTATCTCAGCAACAAGGCAGAAGAGAAACAGGCGAAACACGAAGCCAAAATGAGCGTTATCCAGAACGATTCGGATTGGGAAACAAAGATGGTAGATGCGTCTGCCACCTCGTGGAAGGATGAGTTTTGGACTATAATATTAGCTATACCAATATTTATGGTGGGCTACGCGATTATTGCTAACGACATGACAGTCGTGGAGCGCGTTCAGC